CAGTGAACTCTTTGACCATTGTTTCAGCGTCCATAGTTTAGAATTACGAATGTTATAGTATATATTATAGCACTAGATCTCTTGATTTTCAATCCAACTAGTTGCTATGTATTTTTCCCCTGATAAGGGTGGGTTCCCTCTATGTATATGTGTCCAGTGTGCTGGCCACATCAAGAATCTACCTTTCTGTGGTTTAAACCGAACTTTTTGATATAAGAATTCTGTTTCTCCTCCTTCTTCTACGTCATTAAGATATAACATAGTGGCGAATAATTTTCTATGTGCACCATAATGATCATCTTCACAGTGCCATGCATGATACCCTTGACTAGGTTGTGTTCTTTGAATATTCATATATGCTTGCTGCAAATCATATCCAGAAACTACATTAAACTTCTCAATATATAAATCCATACATTGTTTAGTCAGATTATTATAAGCTTGTAACAATGGTACAGGTCTATTGTAATTGACCATAGTTGAGTCAATAGTAACCATGTCATCATTGACCTTGACATGATCTATACTTCTTCTACGTATGATTGTATTATTTTCTTCTGTTGCCTTAAGGTGTTCTATGAATTGCTGACAATGTATATTCGTATCAAATACTCCGATAAAATCATCTCGAAGTTCTACATTATGAAACATAATAATTTTATTCTAAATCAGGTAAGGATTCTCCATTCAAAGTTAAGTGTGTGTCTTGACTAGCAATTGCTTTTTGATATTCTGTAGCAATTTGCGATGTCATATACCAAAGTTTATCTGAAGAACTCTCTGACAAGTCCAGTGCATCTATCTCACTTATGTAAGTATTAATGTCAATTAAACCTTGTTTTAACTTCTTAGCACTATTATAGCATGCAGTTGCATCACTTAGCAACTCTGTGTTGCCACTACCACTTTCAGCATCTTTCTTTACTTTTAAAATATAGTTAAGATAAGTATGCCACTTCTCTCTTTTTGCTATTAAGAAAGGTTCAGCAGTTTTGCCCTCTAGTCTAAGACCTTTGATATAGTCTTCCTCTGCTGTTGTCAGAGTTAGTGAACTGTCGTTACGCATCTGTAAGATGAGTAGATATTCTGTAGATGATAGTTTCATTGTGCCCAAATCTCCGCACGCATTGTTCTGTTAACTCCAGTAGTAGATTGACAACAATATATATGATCTCCTGCAGAAGAATCTGTTCTACGGTGACCTATACCACTACAAACATCATTTGAACTTTCATTACCTTCGTTATTCCAACCAAATCCCCAACGCATAGCATTGTTACTTGATCCAGTATAGTTAAATCCATACCATTGGAATCCACCTTGACTAGTAAATCCAGATCCAGACCACATACTTTCTCCACGTGGGTTACTTGATAGTCGTTCAGTATTTTGAAACCTTTGTAAGCATGTCTGTCCTATACCACCTTGCTTCCAAGTCCAACCATTATAACCAACTGATGATTGACCACCATTGTTTATATCTGGAAAAACTGCACCAAGTGTTCCTGCAGTATAATAATTAAATACGTGGTTTTTATGATCACCATCATTTCTATTCAACTGACTTGTTTCATTGTATGTGTTTGTAGATGTCCAGTAGTTAGTGTCGTAGTGGAATGTGCTTCCTCTAGTACATTTCCATGCTAACATCCAACCTCCACCACCTAAGTGGTTTGGATCCATCATACAATATACTTGCTTTGCCCCTACACTAGGTAAGAGGATCCAATAAACTCCATCTGTTGCTGAAGGGTTAACTTGTAATATAGCAGATGCACTAGAAGCAGCTTTAGCAGCAGAAGATCCATCGGGGTCTGATCCACCACCAATAACTACCCACTCAGTTCCAATCCATGTTTGTAATTCTTCTGTGGTGGTGTTGTAAATTGTTGCACCAACGTCTATGCCACTAGTAGGTCTTGCAGCAGTTGTGTAACTTGGAAAGTTTAAGGCTGCTGTTGCATCTAGTGTGCTTGCGTTTACAGTTCCTACATTAAGCGTTCCCATTATTATCTTATATAAGTCCTACTATATTTAGACGAAAAACCTTATAGGGGAAAATTGCCCAAAAATTTTTTTCTGTTTATTTTCAATCAAAAACTCAAATTTGTTTTTGAAGAACAGTTACATACAAACCGTTCCACCACATCTCAGGGTCTTCGTGGTCATTTAAAAGTTCTCTTTCATATAAAATTTTGAGTCCTAAGTCTTCAATATATCTTTTAGTGATAGCAACGTTCTCTTCTATGTTTGCATCATCAATAACCAAAGTAAATACATCTTGTGTAAAATCTATCATGTTAAGAAAAAACTCTTTCATCTTTTTTTCTGAGTTATCGCCATCATAGAATACAATATTAACATCATGTTTAAAATCTTTTTTACCTAATGTTGAAGAGTCTCCATTCAACACTTGTATATCAAAATCCAATGAATCTGTCGTTATGTTTTCTTGTAGATTTCTTACAAAAGTATCTACAGTAACATCCTCTAAAGATAAACTTATATCTTCACGAGCTGGTTGTAGATTAGGTTGTGACCAATTATCGTTTGCGTATGCTGCAACCATGTCATTATTTTGAACTGCTGCACAAAAAGTTGCTCCTGCATATACACCAACTTCAAGATATACTGCACCCTCTTGGGAGCAAAGGTTGTTTAAAAAGTGTCTTACTCTAGCAGATGTTAGACCAGGCACATTATAATATGAACTAGGGTCATTAGGATCATATGTCCTATGGTTTGAAAGATATTTGCCAGAGTTTGTAAATGCTTCTATACAAGTTTCTACCTGTGGGTGCACAATTAAATCTTGTTTCTTCATATGTGATTGCACTACTGCTTCACAATAGTTACAGTCCCAACAGTCAAACTTACATGTTTTAATTTTTTCTCTCCATTTATTGATAGGAGAGTCTTTTATCTTTAATGCTTCAGTATATTTTTTATACTCAGGAAACATATACTCATCTTGATCTGCCCACCTCTTGATAAGATCCATGCTTTCTTGCAATCTCATCATACTTTCTCTACCATGTAGTTTAAAAGTGTCAATGCCATGTGATTGCATTTCTACCCAATCTTCTCTCCATGGAGGTAAGTTTGCTTGCTTGAGATCAAACTCAGGATGCTCTACATCCCATGTAGAACATGACACTCTACTAATAGGACTAGCAAAGAATATAGGATCATTCTCTGTTCTAGTGCTGTTATATTGATAATGTTCTGGCATGATAGGACAACCACCCCAACATGTTTCATTGACAAGCATTGAGAGCATAACAGGTTTTCCTAGATATGAACAATAATCTTTTGCCTTTCTAATACGTAATAATTGATCACGATCTCTCATGAGATCACGGTCTAAGTTTATATAATTAAATCCTGCTTCTGCTAATGCTACTATATCATTAGGTTTTGCAACCTCTCTAAGAATAGTATTCTTAATAAACAACTCTGGAAATACTGATCTTATCTGTCCTGTAGACACCCATGATGTATGTGGTAAAGTTACCACTCTGACTCCTGCATTGTAGATAGGAGCAAACTCTTTAATCCACAAGTCAAGATTTTTCTGATCAGGTCTTACCCATATATTATTAAACGTTGCCGATAGTGGTATATTTGATTCGTTTGAAATGTATATTGCTGATTCTATTAGTGCATCTGGAGACAAAAAAGTATCCCCCATAGCGTCTTGATCAAACGGAGGGATCCTACATGTGAAATATAGATCTAATATGTATTCTCGATACTCTTTAAGAAATGGAAGGAATGTATTGGTTACAAACTCTTCACTCAGTTTCGGATTGATCGGGAGAGAGAAGACTCTTTTGTTCATTACCTGCTAGTTGATCATATAGTTTGAGGTTGAGACTATCCTCAATCCCTTCCATAGTAGGGATACGAGTAGAAGTTCCATCTGTCATTAGTTTATCTAGGTGAGGTTTCAATTCATTTTGTATTTTAGCAATACCCACATTGAGCAAACCAGAGTATTGCATTGCAACATTGAGAGTTGAAAACTGATCATCCTCTCTCATCATAGCGATAGAGTCTAAGTTACCAGTTCCAATCTTACCTGTTGTATATACATCCATTGCTGCTTGCTTACCCATTCTAGCAATCCAATATTTTCTTTCATCTTCTTCAGTATATTCTGCTGCCTTTTCAACTTCTTCAATACTTTCCCAATGTTTATTGATCCAGTCCATGAACGCTGCTAACTCATTATCATACTGATGAAGAGTTACATTGTATTTGTTTCTATCTAATTCAAATTCTTCAATATCCAACTCCATGAGTCTACGCTCATAAGGATCTTCAACTGTCTCCAATTTAGCTTCAAGTCTTGCTATCTCTGTCTCTTTTCTTTTGCGATCCAAGACACATTTTTTTCTATCGTGATTTCTTCTTTCTACTTCTACTAATACTTGACGTAGTTTTCTTTTATCAGTTACATGGGAATTGACAACAAAATTCTTTATTTGTTCATGTGTCATTCCGTAGTCCATGTTGCTTTCTACGAAAGCTTCAATCGCATCGGATGATATATTGTACATTATTTAAAATAATTAAAATTGCAAACCAGGTTTTACATATTGTGGAGATCCATCTTCATTAACAAGACC